CGGATGGAAGCGCACCACATCGTTTGTGCGCTGGAGAAGATCGAAGATCGGATGTCCACCATTCTTTCAGATGAGGCGATTTTTGATAAGCAACAAGAGAGAGGTTTAGCACCGTGGAAACGACTGAACAAGAAGTGACATTCGATGGGACTATAGAATCTGCACTGACCGGATTACTAAGACCAGAGGAGCCAGAGGTAGAAGAGGTCGCCGCTGAGGCAGACGCCGAAGAAGCCGAAGAGGACTCTGAAGTTGAAGAAGTCGAGGCCAGTGATGATAGTGAAGAAGACGTAGAAGAGGAATACGAAGACGCTGAAGAAGCGGAGGACGAAGCCCCTGAATTATTCACCGTCAAAGTTGACGGAACGGAAGAGCAGGTAAGCCTAGAAGACCTCAAGCGAGGATACAGCGGTCAGAAGTATGTCCAGAAGGGTATGCAGGATGCGGCCCAGCTTAAAAAGCAGGCCGAAGAAGTCTTTCATGCCTTGATGGGTGAGCGTCAAAAAATAGCGGAAGCGTACCAGATGGCTGTCTCTGACAGTGGACTGCCGCGCCCGCCAAAGGAACCAAATCGAGAGCAGTTTGAGTCTGACCCCATAGGTTTTATGGAAGCCAAGCTGAAGTACGATGAGGACAAAGCTGAATACGATGGCAAGATGTCAGAGTTTCAGCAGTTGGCACAGCAACAGTCGCAAGCGACTGCGCAAGCCCAACACGCTTATTTAGAGCGAGAGATGGAGACGCTGAAGACTCTAGTTCCTGAGTTTGCTGATCCGGAAAAAGCCTCTCAAGCCCGTGACCGTCTAGTGACGATGGGCCAAGAGATTTACGGCTATGAACCGGGAGAGATTGCGGCTGTCATGGATCACCGGGCAATCCGAGTCCTGCATGACGCGATCAAGTATCAGGAATTGAAGTCTGGCAAACAGCAAGCAGAGCGGAAAGCGAAGCCGAAGGCGAAGCGAGTAGTGAAGGCTGGGGCCAAGAAAACAGCATCCAATGCTCAAGCAACTAAGCAAACTAGATCGAAACTGAGGCGCTCCGGAAGGGTAGAGGATGCGCTTGATTTAATCCTTAAACAATGAGGTAACTAGACATGGCACAGGCCACTAACACCTTTGACAGCTATGATGCTGTTGGTATCCGAGAGGACTTGGAGGACGTAATCTATGACGTTTCTCCCGAAGAAACTCCTTTCTATTCAAAGTGCGGCAAAGTAAAGGCCGCTAACACTCTGCATGAGTGGCAGACGGACGCACTGCGCTCCTCAACCACTAATGCGCACATCGAAGGCGATGCGACATCTGCTGATGCCCGTTCCGCTACGACTCGCTTGGGCAACTACACCCAGATTTTCAAGAACGCAGTGGTCATCCCTGACACTGATGAAGGTCTGGTAAAAGCGGGCCGAGCGAAGGAAATCGCTTACCAAGTGTTGAAGACTGCAAAAGAGCAGAAGCTGGACATCGAAAAGGCACTGTTTGACAACAATGCCCGCGTTGCTGGTAGCTCCACTGCGGCCCGAGAGTTGGCAGGCGCTCCTTCTTGGATTGTCTCTAACATCGATGAGGCTGGTGATGCTACTGCCGCTACTGGTGATGGCACTGACGCTCGCACTGACGGTACTGCGGCGGCGTTCTCTCAAGCTCGCTTTGATAACGTCATGCAGTCAATCTGGGAGTCAGGCGGCAACCCTGATTCTGTTTACCTGTCAGCGTTTCAGATGAACGTGGCGCTGGGTTTTGAAGGTAACAACAACCAGCGGAGCACTATCCGCGCTGAAGACGAGCGTGTTATCAAGCACATGGACGTTTACGTTACTCCTTGGGGTACTGTTGAGTTTGTACCTTCACGCGAGAACCGTGGCAGTGATGTGTTTGTCATGCAGGATGATATGTGGGCAGTTGGCGTTCTGCGCCCCACCAAGAACGTGGCTCTTGCCAAAACTGGCGATGCAACCACCCGACAGGTGACCACAGAACTGACGCTTATCTGCAAAAATGAAAAGGCGTCTGGCGCTGTGTTTGATTGCACCACCTCCTAAGTAAGACAGGGGGCTACGGCCCCCTTTTCTTGAGGCTACGATGAAGACAAAAGAAAAGTTTGTTGACCTTGACGGGACAAAGTTTGGAATCTTGAAAGAGTATGACAACAGCGCATACCTTGAGAGAAACCAAGCACTGCGATCTCAAGGTCTTGGAAAGACTAATGACTCTTGGTGTGTTGGCTCAATACCAATGCACGTTTTGTCCCAGTGGATGAAAGAAGAAGGCATCTCTTGGGATGACGCCGAAGGTCGCAAGAAGTTAATTCTTAAAAAGCTAAATGATCCTGACTTTAAAAAGTTGCGGATCGTAGAGGGCAGAATTTAATGCCAGTGTCTAAGGCTCCTAATGGGAAGTACCGAATAGGTGGAGGTAGGGCTATGTACAAAAGCCGCACCGCCGCAATGCGGGCATACAAAGCGTATTCAGCAAAACAGCGTGGGGGTAAAAAATGAAAGCTATCTTGAGTGTTTTATGTGCGGTGTTGGTTGCGGGTTGCGCATCAAGCACCACGCAGTATTACGAAGCGGTGCAGAAAGCGGCAGAAGCTAACTCCGCCGCCGCACAATCCAAGTTTGAGGCGCTGTCAAAGATTGCCGCTAGTGGTGATGGTCAGGCCGCAAGCGCCGCTGTCATGGCGTTGGCTTTGACGCAGACATCTACGGTGCAACCAGTACCCCAGCAGTCAGAGGCAATCCAGTGGGCGTCAGTTTTAGCATCGCCTGTAACGTCTCTGGGGATGATGTGGATGCAGGCTGACTCAGCTAAGACGATGGCGCGGTATAATAGCAAGGCAGAACTGGCTAGAGTAGCCGCAGAGTCTAGGGATAATCAGGCGCTGTACGGTGCATTTGTAGACACGGCTTCCGCTGGCTACTCAGCACTGGGCAACGTGGACTACACGCCATTTGTTGATGGGATGGTCACGCTGGGTACTGCTGGTATCGACGGCGCAGTTGATCTGGGCACGGCGGGCTTTGATTCTAACGTCACGCTGGGTACGGCTGGCATTAACGGCGTGGTCGACATGGGTACTGTTGGAGTTAACGGCGTAGTGGATATGGGTCTGGCTGGAATTGAGGGGGTAGCCGATGTCAGCACCGTGGGGTTTGGAACTTTGCTGTCACTGGACAATGGGAACAACGCTCTTTTGGATGGTGTATGGTCTGAGTACACTGCCGCCATCGCTGAGATCATGGCGAATGTTCCGCAGGTAAGTTGTACGGTAACAACAAACGCTGACGGCTCTGCATCTGTAAATTGCTCACCATAAGGGGTAACGGTGATGGCACAGGAAGAGGTATTCCTGACGCGGTTAGATCGGCTTGAGGTTAAGTTAGACAAGTTGACAGAGGCGGTAAGCGCCATCGCAAGGGTAGAAGAAAAAGTATATTCATCTAATAAGCGGGTTGACCGTCTTGAGTACAGGATGGATTTGATTGAGACTGACGTTGATAAGGCGAAGGAAACGATCAACAAAAATGCTCAGACTGTTAAGGCTACAGAGCGATTTTTTTGGGTTGCGATTTCCGCGATTGTTTCTATCGCCGTCTACATGATGAGGTAGTTATGGATCGGCAGAAAGATTTTGAAGTTGCAGTGCAGGTAATGGCGGAGGCTGGCGAGGCTTTCAAGGATTACGTTTACCGAGTAGGTGATGCAACGTCACAGCTTGCTAATGTGACTCTGTTGTTTGGCATGAACCCAAATGAGTCAATTAGTAGCCGCTCATATCGACTGCGAGCTAACCCAGTTTGGAACTCTGCGCGGGTCACGATTGATCTGCTGTTTAGGCTGGCTGAGAAAGAGCATTGCAAGTCGGCGTATCTGCGTGACCTGAAACGTGCGAGCGAGATGATTAGCCAATGATGGGCGTCATGGAATTAATCGCCGGGGTGTTTAAGCCTGCGGCAGAATTAATTGACGAGCTTCACACATCTGACGAAGAGCGACTGAAAGCCAAGGGACACCTGCTCGACGTTCAAGCGGCGGCGATGCAACGAGTATTCGATTACGAGTCTGAGACGCTACAGGCGAAGGCTGGGATTGTTCAGGCAGAGGCGAAGTCTGAGCATTGGATTACGGCAACGTGGCGTCCGATCACTATGCTGACATTTTTGGCTTTGGCAGTCGGTGACTCTTTGGGCTGGTTGCCAAACCCTCTGAGAGATGAGGCATGGACGTTACTGCAAATTGGACTGGGCGGATATGTTGTCGCTCGATCTGGCGAAAAGATTGTCACGCAAGTTAGAAAAACTCAGCAGTGAATTATTTTTCAGAAGATGAACTGCGCTGTAAGTGCGGGTGTGGTGTCTATAAGTTTGACCCTGACGTACTCGCCAAGCTGAACCGAATAAGAGTGTCATACGGAGAGCCGCTGATCGTCACTAGCGGATACCGCTGTCTTGATCACCCCGCCGAGAGGCACAAGGGACACATAGGTGCGCATACCTTTGGCATGGCGGTTGACCTTGGCGTGTCGCATGAGAAAGCGCACAAGCTATTAAAAGTAGCAATGTACTATGACGTTCCCCGCATAGGTATAAACCAGAGAGGTGAAGGCAGGTTCATTCATCTCGACTGGTGTGATGAGTTACCTAGCCCCACCATCTGGTCATACTGAAACCCTAGCAAACAGAAGGGTTGACATCACAAATGTAGTCGTGCTAAACTTTATCCCATGAGCTGATAAATGGCTCTGTCCTGTAGGAGGGATAAGATGACAAGCACACTCAAGCCAAAGTTCTTTTGGACTTATCGCAAGGTTATCAATCGGGGCTTTCAGCCCTGCTGGTTTCATGGCGACTACGGTTCAGTAGTTGCATGGATAGAAAAGCGCGGACGCAAGTGGATGTACGTCAGGTTTGCTACTGGCGAGCGCAAGCGTATGCCTCTCAGTCAAGAGCGGTACTTCACACCATTCAAATCAAAAAGAGGATAAAACTCATGGATAACATTTCTATCAAAACCCCAATCGTTGCTCCTGCGGAGCTACCTCGCAAGAAGCGCAAGTACACTAAGGCAGAAGATGGCAGGCCGCAGACTGTTGGCCCGTACCGAGACGCTGACTTGCTTGCTGAGTTCAATCGTCAGCTAGAGGAGCTTAACGCCTCTGATGTTTACCCCTTTGACGTAAAGCAGAAGGAGTTCATCTATCACCTGCTGAGAGTCAACGCGAAGCATATGCGGAGGGTCATCTAATGGAGCCGGGGTTCCATCGCAAGGTGTATGAAGAGGTTATCGACAACCTGAATGACATTGGTCAGTTAGTTGACGATATGTATTCAACCAAAGACAGGGAGGAGCGGGCGCAATTAGCCCGCCACACCTGCCGCAAGTTGGCTTATGTCCGAGCTAATGTCTGGACGATTCAACCAGAGGGGGAAAGAAAATGATGTATGACTCAAGAGAGGAGGCGATAAAAGAGGCGCTTGCGGTGCTGACCACAGCAATCGACGTTATGAATACGGGTGTCGATGAGTCACGCGACATTGTGAACAGCACTACCGATGAGGAGTTTACAAAGCCGTTCCATTACGGTGTCGCGGCAGGTCGCAAGTTTGGGATAGATCATTTGAGCAAAGTGAGATCAATACTTACTAAGGAGATGTTGAATGAACAAGTATGACCTAATCGATGTGCTGGATTTAAAAACAGAGGGATGGGAAGCGCAGGATGGCGTGATCAAGACTGTGATGTTCCGACAGTTGGATGACTGGCTGAAGGCAGAGATCGTTCTCGACTTTGTGAAAACCGATCCGGAGTGGCTAGATGACATCAGCTTGCCCATCGATGACAAGCACAATCTGCAATGGGTGCAAGAGGTGTTTAATGAAAAAGAGGATGGCGCTCTGTACCGTATGTCGCGGGCAATGATCAGCGACTATGTTGGTCACCCAGCATTGGCAAAGCTGGCTCGTATTAAGCAACGCCGAAAGGATGAGGAGTATTGGGATCAAAAGTCTAATGGCAACGTCAGCCATTTAAGGAGTGTTCAATGATTAGCGACAAGCTAAAACAGCTATTAACCGATGTGGGGGAAGACCCTAGAGACGCCTGTTGGCAGGTGCGGCAGGGAACCTACGCCATCAAACACAAGGCGCTAGAGCGTATCGCTACTGAGTTAGGGATCACATTCGATGAGCCTAAGCCGCTAGAGGTTGGGCCTGAATTTGTGGCAGTCTGCGTCACCGGACATTTAGGTGATGTTAGCGAGTGGTCTATTGGTGAGGCGTCATCTGCTACTAGCCACAACAAATACTTTTGCGCGATGGCAGAAAAGCGGGCAAAGGATCGGGTGATTTTGAAGCTAATAGGAATCCACGGCGACACTTACAGTGAGGAGGAGGCAGACAGTTTTAAGGCTGAGGCAAGTCGCATTGAGGAGTTAACAAAGGCGGGCAAGGCGCTTATGGCGCACGTTGAGTTTGTCCGCGAAAACTTTAAAGCCGTTGCAGAGATAAAGAAGGCGATAGCGGACGATGATATTACTTACGCCAATCAACTGCATGAGGAGTTCGGCAACGAAGAAAAGGTGCTTTTGTTTGGACTGGCAACAACCAAGGGAGGCATCTTCACCACTGCTGAGAGGCAGTATTTTAGAACCAACGAAAGCAACCAAGCTAGAAAGGAGATCAACCGTGGCAAATGATTACCAGCACAAAGAAAGCAAAGGCGCTCTGCACCGCAACCAGTTTAAGGAGCAGGAAAAGCACCCTGACTACCGGGGTGGCTTCTGCTGGAAGGGAGAGCAACTTGAAGTGTCGGCGTGGCTAAATGAGGACAAGAACGGGAAGAAGTATCTTGGCCTTGAGATTCAGGAGCCGTATTCAAAAGGCGACTCGCCAAAGCCGCAGGCTCAACAGCAATTAGCAACTGAAGAAGAGGACATTCCGTTTTGATTAATGCAGGCACGCTTCTGAAGGAGGCACAAGAGAACAGGGGGATATCCTCTGCTGAACTGGCGAGGCGTTTGCAAAAAGCGCCTCAACAGATTCACAGGTGGCGGATGCAGGATGACCTGAAGCTGACAACTGTGGTTAGGGCTTGCGAGGCGATGGATATGAAAGTATCCGAGTTTATGCGCGAGGAATAAAAAAAGCCCAGCGTAACTGGGCAAGGACTCATGGGGAGTTCCCTTGCCATTATACAGGAGGATTCAATGGCGGCACAGGATTTGCTTGATAGGTTAGAAAAATACAAGCAACTGGGGGATGGGAAATGGATTGCGGTATGTCCCGCACACAATGATCTCAGTCCATCACTGGCGGTAGATGAGATGCCAGACGGGAAGGTGCTTCTAAAGTGCTGGTCTGGTTGCTCCGCGCTAGACGTTATCACGGCTGTCGGGCTTGATTGGTCGACGCTCTTTCCAGAGACATCACAGCACTATCCAGCACCCCGCAGAAGGGTGCAGAGTGACTCTGTGGACGATTTTATCGTTGAGCTTGGGGAGTATGCTAGGTCGTCTGGAAAACGCCTTACAGAGGCGGATAAGAAGGCGTATGCTGATGCGCTCAAAAGAGGCGGCAAGCGCAATGGTTTTGTCGACAAAGTGAAGCAAGAGTCTGGGGGTTTAGAGTGAAGTGGTTCAAGCACGATTCAAACGCAAGCATTGATGCAAAGTTAAAGCGATTGCGTCTCAAGTATGGGATGGAGGGTTACGGCGTCTACTGGTATTTGCTGGAGTGCGTGGCGAGAACGGTAGAGCCGCACAACCTAACATTTGAGCTTGAAGAAGACGCGGAGCTTATCGCGGCGGAGGTAAACATTCACCGTGACGTTATCGAAGAGATGATGAGGTTCATGTGCGAACTGGGTCTTTTTGAGAACGCCGAGGGCAGGATCACTTGCCTAAAAATGGCAGGCCGCTCAGATGAGTACACCTTAAAGTTAATGCGCAACACCAACAGTGTCCCGACAAACTCCGGACACACTCCGGAGAAAGTCCCTCCTATAAGAATAGAAAAGAAGAGAATAGAACAGAAAGGGATGAAAAAGCCTACGCTGGAACAGGTGAAGGCTAGGTGTCGGGAGATGAATTACCCCGGCAGATTGGCGGCACGTTTCCACAACTATTACGAGTCGAACGGCTGGAAGGTTGGCAAGAATCCGATGAAGTCTTGGCAGGCCGCGTTAGCGAATTGGAATAGCAAAGATCAGGGCCAGTCCGGTAACGAGGAGTATGTGCGATGAATCAAATACCAAGGCGTGAGGTAGAGGATTTTACCGACAAAGACTTGCAACAGATTTACGCGCAGGTAGAGGATGTCGACGTTGTAGGTATCGACGCATTTAAGGATGAGTTTCTGCAATCAATTGAAGAGTCGCAAGAGGCTCACGGCATACCGCTACCGTTTCCAAACACCGAGGACTTGGTGCGCCTCCGCAAGTCGGAGGTAACGGTGCTGGCGGGTATCAACGGACACAAAAAGTCGACGCTGTTATCTCAGGTGCTGGTGCATTGCGCGAAGGAACACAAAGTTGGGCTGGCGTCATTTGAAATGCGGCTCACCGATACAGCGAAGCTAATGTGCAAGCAGGCGGCGGCAGTAGACACGGTTGCGCGTGAGTTTGCCGAAGACTTTGCTGAGTGGGCTAGAGATCGGATTTGGTGGTACAGAGCGATAGGCTCAGTGCGCCCTATTCAGGCTCTAGGTTGTATTGCCGCGATGGCTAAACGTGGCTGTGAGGTCGTTGCTTTAGATAACTTGCAGTTTATGTCGGTGACTGAGGACACAGAAAAGGAGCGGCTATTTTTCAACCAGCTTATCGCTCTAGCTGATGCGCTAAAGATTCACATCATCGTGGTGCATCATGTCCGCAAGCCGCAACACGGCGGGGATGAGTATGTGCCGACACGCTTTGATGTTAGGGGCGGGTCAACAATCACCGATCAGGCACACCTATTGTTGATAGCGTGGCACAACAAGTTGAGGGTTCGGGCAAAGAAAAAGATAGAGGAGTCGATACCGCTCACTGACAGAGAGAGCAGTGAGATAGAAAAGGGATTCGACTTTAAGCTGATCGTAGCGAAGCAAAGACATCATTCCTTTGAAGGCACGCTGGCCCTGTTTGAGGGGCCGGGGCAGACGTTCAAACGAAAAGAGAACGCAATGAACTTGAGGGTAGATATACCGAGGAGGCGTAATGGAAAGAACACGGCTTGATGAAATGCGGGAGCAGGTCAAAGCGTTTCATAAGAAACATCCGGAGGTGTGGGATATGTTTGTTAGGTTCACAGCAGACATCCGGAGCAGGGGGTTTAAGAACTATTCAGTGTACGCAATCTTTGAGCGCATACGGTGGGAGAAAGATGTAGGTGGTGACGGCGTGACCATGTTCAAGTTAAACAACAACTACAGGCCGTTCTATGCGCGGGCTTATATGAGAAAGTTTCCAGAGGCGGAGGGATTCTTTAGGACGCGAGAGCAAACCAGTAGCAACAGGCCCGCAAGTGATTTGCCAGAGTTAACACCGGAGCATTTCGATGGGTGAGTTCTGGATAGTCAAAGACAAAGATCAACTGCGCCAGCGTCTAGATTATTTTGCTGACTACTTAGAAAGCGAGTGGGATTGGGAACACCCTGTAGAGTGGAAGGTGAAGCGATATGTTGACCGCCGCTCTCTTTCTCAGAACGCGCTGTTTCACGTTTGGTGCAGGGAGATGGCAGAACACTTTGCATCTCGTGGCGCTGACATAACAGAAGCGAAAATGAAGGAGTTGCTAAAGTACAAGTTTTTAGGCACAGAAAATAGGATAATAGGCAAGACCGTTATCCCCGAACAAGTGCGAGAGACAAGCGGGCTGGATCGGGGCGAGATGATGGACTTTATGGATCAGGTTATGGCGTGGGGCTTGGATCATGGATGCAAGCTGTCATGTCCGCAAGAATCGGAGTACATGAGACTGAAAGGGGGCTAACATGGATCATTTACTGCTACAGTTTTGTACAACAGAAAAACAAAAAACGGTTATGACTCTTCATGTTGTTGAGGGGCTTTCGCAGTACGAGATAGGCCGCCGCTTGCATATGTCGCGGAGTGCGGTTCGGGATCACATTAAGTGTGTGAAAGAAAAGGCCATCCGTCAGGGATATAGCCCGGAGCATGACTGGACTAATCCTGTGCCAGACGGTCATAAAATTAAAGGGGTGTCGACATTTTACGATGAAGACGGCAAACCAGTACGGCAGTGGGTCAAGTCTCAGACGGATGAGCAACGCCAGTTTGAAATCCTGATAGAGCGGCTAGAGTCTGCGCAAGAGAATTTAAAAAAGTTCAAGGCTACTCCGCCGCCAAAATCGTGCGATGAAAACCTGCTGGCATTGCTAACTATCACTGACTTCCACTTAGGTATGTATGCTTATGAAGCGGAGACAGGGGATGACTGGGATGTTGGCATAGCCAGAGATGTTTTCCTTAACTCAATTAATGACATGATCAAGTCCGCCCCAAAAGCTAAGACGGGGGTGCTTTGCCAGCTAGGTGACTTCCTGCATTGGGACGGCATTCTTAGCGTCACGCCGCAATCCGGTCACATACTTGACGCGGACACTCGTTACGGCAAGCTGGTAGAGATGGCAATGTCTGTGATGACTGAGGCGGTGACAATGATGCTCCGCAAGTTCGATGAAGTGATTGTTGTGTCGGCAGAGGGCAACCATGACATCTCAGGGAGTATCTGGTTGCGTAAGCACATCAAGCATATGTTCGGTGATGAGCCGCGCCTTCAAGTAATTGACAATGACTTCCCGTTTTACGCTTACCTTCACGGTCAGACAATGCTGGGGTTTCATCATGGTCACAAGGTGAAGCTGGCGCAATTGCATAAGCTGTTTGCCAGTGAGCCGCGTTTTAGGGAGATGTGGGGGAAGGCGAGCTACACCTACATCCACACCGGACACTATCACCACGAAAGATTAGTTGAAGACGGCGGAGCGATTGCAGAGATGCACCCGACATTGAGCGGGAGAGATGCTTACGCCGCGAGGGGAGGCTGGGTGTCCCGAAGAGGGGCAAAGGTAATTACCTATGACAAAACTGCTGGCGAAGTTGCCAGAGTCACCGTGAGGCCAAGAACATGATTCCTGTTTTTAAAGTTGATTTACCAAAAGGCGAGGCGCTGTTGCTGACGGCAACAATCGGGGGCGCGACCACAAACCCGACTAACCCAAATCAGACAGACGTTTACACCGACACCTTTCCCGAAGGCTTGACAATCAAGATGCCGATAGATGAGTTTTTTGATTTATGGATGACCTGCTACAACACTGAGTTGGAAGAGGTGAGCGCAATTGTTTTCACTCCAGACAAGGATTTGGATTTTCATTAATGGCAGTTAAAAGAGACGCGGCAGACATTTGGTTTAGCAAAGCAGTTCGGGCTAGAGATGGCAGGTGTCTGCATACGGGGAGAGAGGACGCTTTAGAGTGCGCTCACATCTATGGACGCAGAGCAAAAATTCTAAGGTGGAGTTTGGATAACGCAGTGACACTCACCCATGCGAGCCATCGTTACTTCACAGAAAATCCGATTGCGTTTCATGACTGGCTGGAGTCGACACTGGGCGAGGGACATATGGCAATCCTCAGAGAAAAATCTCAGGGCATCATGAAGACAACAGACGCACTGCGTAAAGAAATAGCCAAGCACTACCGTGAGGAGCTAAAAAAATTCCACGATGACCCCGAATACCGCATAGTTTCTTGGAATTAGCAGGTAAACAGAAGTGTTGACGTTAGCCTAATAAGGGCGTATCTTTGATCCCATCGCTGGCGCTGTTGCCAGTTTCCTGTAGGAGGGATCAACATGAAAAAGAAAGCTGACGCTTACGAAGCCATCACCAGCCACGTTATCGCCCAGTTGGAGTCTGTTGACTTGGGTAGCTGGGAAAAGCCGTGGATCAACCTTGGCGGCGCTCGCCCAGTATCAATGTCTACTGGCAAGCACTACAACGGCATTAATCGTTTTATCCTGATGACTCAGCCTTACTGCGATAGCCGCTGGGGTACTTACAACGCTTGGAAGAAAGAGGGCGGTCAGGTACGCAAGGGCGAGAAGGGTACGCCGATCATTCTGTTTAACTTCATCGAAGAGAAAGATGAGAAGACTGGCAAGATTAAAACCATCCCCTTCAGCAGACTGTGGTGGGTCTTCAATGCCGAGCAGGTAGATGGCGTTGAGGCGCAGGTAGAAGCGGAGCCTCTCGCGCTTGCAGAGCGACTCGCTAACGCCGAAGAGTTTATCGTTAACACTGGCGCTCACATCCAACATGGCGGTGACCGCGCTTGCTACAGCCCCGCGCTTGATCACATCCAGCTTCCCCCGGTAGAGGCTTTCAAATCTACGCAGGCATATTACGGGACTGCGCTTCATGAGTTGGGCCACTGGACTGGTCACAAGTCACGATGCGAGCGCGACTTGTCAGGTGGCTTTGGTTCAGAAAGCTACGCCTTTGAAGAGTTGGTTGCTGAGTTGACCGCTACGTTCCTCTGCGCCGATCTGAGTATTGAGAACCTGCCCCGCAAGGATCACGCTCAGTACATTAAGTCTTGGCTGAAGGCGCTCCAGAATGACAAGCGAGCTATCTACAAGGCGGCGAAGCTGGCCCAGCAGGCATCCGACTTCTTGGGTGACCTGCAAGCCCCAGAAAGCGAGGCAGAAGCGGCCTAAACAAAAGTGTTGACGCTTTCCAAATAATGCTGTAACTTTGGGGGCGTCAACTGAGGCAACGCCTGTAGGAGGGCTTTCAAATGAGTAAGCAATTTTTTAACTGGCTTGAGCAACGCATCAACGATTACGAGCAGGCGCGAGAGCGCGGCCTCAAGGCTTATGAGACGCGCTGGAAGCGTGTGGTAACTGAGCGCAACGATGGCGTCGAGCCAAAAGAGTCCTCTGCCGGGCTTCACGCGCCGATTGATGGCTACGTTTACACTTGGGCAAAGGGAGATCACGAATTTGAGTCAACATTTCTTGCTGGGCAGTTTCTGCCGTGGTCATCAGAGCGCGAACCGCTGACTTGTGGTGCGTTTATTGACGAAGTGCAAATCGCTGGTGTTCCCGCCGCTCGCGCAGACAAGTTTATTGAGCGTTACGAGCAGATGCCCGCAGAGGTCAGGAAGATTGTCAGAGTGAGCCGTTCTCGATCATGGGTTGACCGTTACGCGGAGGCTGGAACTGATAAGTTGGTTTGCTACGTTTACATCTCAAAGTGCCCTGCTGACTTGTGTGCCGCCATCGAAGATTACCTAATGGGAGACATCTACAAGCTACAGCGTTTGGCTATTGAGCAGTCAGAGGCAGAGCGAGCGGCTAGAAACAAGGCGCATGAGGAGGGCGAGGATGCCCCAGAAGGGCGCGTCGAGATCACCGGCACTGTGCTGTCATTCAAGTGGCAGTCTAGCGACTATGGCGATGTGCTGAAGATGTTAGTGCAGGATGACCGTGGCTTCCGCGTATGGGGCAGTGTACCTAAGAGTCTGGATGACGCAGAGCGCGAGAGCCGCATTTCGTTTACCGCGACTCTTGCCCAGTCAGACAAAGACAGCAAGTTTGGGTTTTTCAAGCGGCCTACCAAAGCGGCGGTTCTGGAGGAGGTCGCATGACTGGTGAGCGCCTTGCTGGCAAGAAGTTTGCCTTGAGCAAAAAGGAGGTGGCGAAAGCCCTTGAGCTTGCTGAGGAGGGCCATTACTGGTGGCAAATCGCAGTGATGCTTGGTGTGGCTAGTTCAACGCTGATGCGGTACGTTAGAGGCGCAGAGCGTTACGGCTATTCGTTTTGGTCTGAGAATCCAAGGGAGGATTAAATGCAACTGACTACCGGGGAGGTAATCAAGAAAGATCAGGCGCTCATTAAAGACCTGAAGGCGGCACAGAACCGCGCTTACGGTGATGATGATGAGTGGGGTAAATTCCAAGACCTTATTGAGGAGGCGGAGAGACGCATCCAGTTTTTCCGTACCTTCAGTGACTGAGGCGCAACACTATCGGGCGAAGACCGCAATGTATCGCGCCATCTGCCGCAGTATGATCATCAGGCTAGAGGATGATGAGTCTGCTATGAGAGACTTGGTGCAGAAGTTTTGGGAAGCGGAGAGCAGTCCGGAGTACAATAGCCCAGAGTGGCAAGAGATCAACGGGATACCATTCAATGGAACCAATCGATGATGAGATGCTGGATTCATTTGTCAGCCAGAAGTATCACTGGAAGACGCTGACCCCAGTAAACCAAATGAAAATTGCAGTTGAGCTAAAGAAGCTGAGATTCATAAACAACAAGATGTACAGTTTTCTTGCTGAGACGCTGGATGATAAAGCAGTGTGCCGCGAGTATCGGAGATTGCTAAATGAGGGAGACAAGGATTGAATACATAGGGTTTATGGTTTTGATCTGCCTGCTCTATCTGGGGCTGGTAGGCGGCGAGGACTTAGAGGAAAAAATCCGATCCGCAGAAACGTACTGCGCTATGGTAAAATTGCACCGGGAGTCATCCGGAGAGAATGGGTGGCCTGCTTTCCGTGGAGAGGGACAGTGCTTAGAGACAAGCCCCTAACCTCCTACGGCGGGCCGTGGCGTCGAAAGAGTACAGGTGCGGGGGCAATGGCGGCGTATAGAACTCGCTGTGAAGCGATAGTATTGTGTGGTGCGCTTCCAGATCATTTGGTGTCTGTACTCATCCACGGCACTTTATCGTGAATCAGTCTGTGATCATTGAGTGGTTCCCTGTAGCGTTTGGCGAGATGCCGCGTGAAGAGGGGACTTATCTGGTCGCTTTTAGTGACAATACTGTTGAGTCGTTTCCAATTGAGCAACGTGACATCCAGGATGGTGAGATTCGGGTGGGGTCTATTCATGGTCAGTATTGGGCTAGAGGCATTCCACATCCTGATGATGTTGAGTAGTGCTAGAATAGTCGTGGCTTAACAAATACTTGGGCATAAAGTAATGGCTAGGACAAAAGGCGCAGTTAATCGAAACAAGCAGTTCCTGCTGACGCGCTTGCAGGATATGTACGGTGAGGACTTTCATCCGATTATGCGCATGGCAGAGCAGGCCGTAAGGCTTCATGACTTAGCGCAGTCAGGTGACGCTTCCGACATCAAGCAAAGCATAGACGCTTGGGACAAAATCGCGCAGTACACTGAGCCTAAGCTGAAGGCCACCGAAGTTGATCTGTCGAGTAGCGATGGCAGTATGTCTCCGACAGTGATTGAACTGATCCCGCGACTGCCAGAAAACGATGACGATAGCTACGATTGAGCTTCCGCCAAAGCTAGTCGATCTCTTTGCGGGTGAGGCTCGCTGGAGGTGCGCTTACGGCGGCAGAGGATCAGGCAAAAGCCGTAGCTTTGCGATCATGGCGGCAGTCAGAGGTTACGTCTGGGGCAACGCAGGCAGAAGCGGGCAGATACTCTGCGCCCGTGAGTTTATGAACTCGCTAAAGGATTCATCATTCAATGAGGTGGCAGGTGCTATCGCATCTTATGACTGGCTCGCTGATTACTATGAGGTGGGCGATACGTTTATCCGAAGTAAGGATGGCAACGTAGAGTTTACGTTCGCTGGCCTGCGCAGGAACCTAGACAGCATTAAGTCAAGGGCGCGTGTGCTGTTGTGCTGGGTTGATGAGGCAGAGTCAGTAAGTCGCATGGCTTGGGATAAGCTAGAGCCTACAGTGCGAGAGGACGGCTCTGAGGTGTGGGTTTCATGGAACCCAGAGAGCAATTTGTCAGAGACTCACAATCGATTCAGGGCTAATCCGCCAGACGGCGCTAAAGTTGTCGAGATAAACTGGCGCGACAATCCATACTTCCCCAAGGTGCTGGATCAGGTGCGTCTCAATGACTTTGAGAAGCGCCCTGAGACTTACGATCACATTTGGGAAGGCTCGTTCCTCACCTATCATGAGGGCGCGTACTATTCGATAGAGATGCGTGACGCTAACGCGCAGGGTAGGATCACCGCAGTGCCGTATGAAACGGCATCGCCCGTGGTCACGGCTTGGGACTTGGGCATAGGTGATACAACAGCGATTTGGTTTGCGCAGATGATAGGCCCAGAGACGCGGCTGATAGATCACTATGAGACATCTGGTGTCGGCCTTGATCACTACGTTCGGGTGCTACAGGAAAAGGGCTACGTTTACGGTCAGCACATCCTGCCGCATGACGTTAGGGTGAGGGAGCTAGGATCGGGTAAGTCACGGCTAGAGACTTTGAACTCGCTAGGCTTGCAGAATATCCAGATTGCGCCCCAGTTGAATGTAGACGATGGGATACAGGCGTCACGCTCTCTGCTGGCAACGTGCTGGTTTGATGCTGAGAAATGTAGCCACGGCATTGAGGCACTGCGGGCGTATCACCGTGAGTATGATGACAACAACATGGTGTGGAAGGGCAGGCCAGCGCATGACTGGTCGAGTCACTCAGCAGATGCGTTCCGTTACCTAGCGGTTGGATACCGTCACACATCAAACTGGGGCGAGCCTATCCGCCGTAACCTACAAGGCATCGCCTGATGGTATAATGGGCGATGGCTACTGCTCCCCAACTTCTGCCTTATCAACCGGGCATTGTCGATAGCGCAAGAGACACCATTGCCGAAGGGCTGTTGTCGCTTGGCCTGTACAAAAACAATCCTTACCGCGCATACCGCATGGCGGAGAATCTCTCTGGCCTGATCGACTTTATCCCAGTCATTGGAGATGTTAAGGGCGGCGCTGAGGCCGCTGATGCGTTCTCTGAGGGTGACTACGCTACTGGCACTGGCCTTGGCCTTCTGACGGCTCTGGGCGCGATCCCCGGTGCTGGTGATGTCGCGGCAGGCGCACTCAAGTCTATGTTTCTCACGCCTTCTCGCGTTGCTACTTTTAAGCACACGTTAGGCGATGAGATCGGATTGGAGCGTGCGCAGGATCTAGAGCAGGCTAACGTATCGCCTGCTGAGATTTTCGATAAGACCGCATGGTTCAGGGGTGCAGATGGGCAGTGGCGCACTGAGCTATCAGACAAGCAATCTCGCTGGACTGACTTTGCCTACGACCAATTGAATGAGACATTTGGTGAGACTGGCTCTAGTACAGTGAATGAGCCGCTGATGGAGTTGTTTGAGCATCCCAAGCTGTATGAGACGCTCCCCGAGCTTGAATTAGTGCAAATGCAGTTGACGGATATGCCTATAGGTGAAGCGGGCGCATACACTGAGAATGATCGACTGCTCGACTTGGTGAGAATGAATCCGCCTCCAGACTATATGCACCTCCCTAACTTAGAGGTGTCGCGCAAAAACTTAGACATCATGGGCTTTTCTCCAGATGATGCGCGGATGACGGCTTTGCATGAGATTCAACACGCGATCCAAGACTTGCAGGGTACGGCTCGCGGATCAAGTCAGGGTCGTGCAAGGCATGAGGCGTATGATGCTTTCGACGCAGAGCAAGATTTCCTTGAAAGAGAGATGAAGATAGCAGGCAGGGACTTAGACCCGCTTGATCTTTCTGGGTTGCGCAGAGAGGCCGCAGACATTTTTAATCCTTACAAGAACTACAGGTTAAGCGCGGGGGAGCAGGAGGCTTTCTTAACAGAGGGATTGTTGTTTAAGGATGAAATGGACTTGCATAGACTTGGTCTGCCTGCGGGGAGACAGGGTGTAGCTCCTTACTTCATGCAAAACGTGTCTGGAATGACAAGAAGCCCAATGAACCTGCGGAGCGAGTACCCCGAATGGCAAAGAGCCGAGGACGCGGCTGGTGAATTGCTAACAACGCTGGAAAACACTGGCGGCAGATTTATTAACCAAGACCCGACTGGGATTCTTGAGGGGCTGACAAAAGAGCAGGCTAGGGCTGTGGTCAATGCGCACATGAAAATGTATAAGCCGCCTTGGACTCCATCCGCCGCGATGTTAGCTAAGGAATAAACAATGCCATCTTCTAACGGACTTGGTGATCGTGCGCTTGGCATTTTAGAGGCGCTAGGAACGGTAGCGTCATCTGCTGTGGCAGAGATTCCCCGTGGCTACGGGATGCTGGGCGGACTTTTATCTACTGGTGATTTAGATGAGGCAATAAACTACGGCAATAGGGTTGGCGACAATCTTGTGTATGGCCCGACAGAAAGATCATCCCCTTACTTGGAGGCTTTAGGCGAAGCGATTGATAGTGCCATGCGCCAAGAAGGTGTACTTACTGGCCTATCTGGTCGAGACGTTTATGACGCGATACAGGGGCAGATTGTCGGTATGGAGCCAGAGGCCGCTGGGCGCACTGGAGCGGCATTTGAGTCTGTCTTAGCGGGAGCGATCCCCGGTAATAGGGCGTGGCGAACAGCCGCTAATCTCCCTGAAGTGACAATGCGTAATCTGGAAAAGTCTGTTCAAAGGGTTCCGGAGGTCGAGGGGATATTGCCGTACCTAAGTGACGCAGAGTTGCAGAGAGTAACGCCGCTAACGTCTGGCTCATTAGTTGCGACATACAATGCTATCAATCCAGAAGACTTGGTTGGCGCTTCAGTAGGCGGCGCTCCAAAGTTGGGATGGTATGAGCAAACGGCAGAGGCAATTGAAACGATCATGGGCGATGATACGCCTCGCTTTGCTGGACTCCTCGCCGCGCTCTCTCCGCAAACGTCTGTTGAGATGAATCTGCTTAATACGGTCAACACATGGTCTAACTGGGAAAAGGCAGGCAGGCCGCGAGATAGGGAAGAGATACTCGACATTCTTGGCGAGAGCGTTTTGGGTGAGGAGGGTAAAGATAGCGTTTTGGATGCGTGGAAAAACAACAGCGTCCGCGCACTGACAAGCGCCCCCGATCCTGAGACTGGCTTAATCATGTTGAGCGGGCCAAAGGTTAACGATTTTAGTCAGGCCGTTCAGGGCGATTTAAGCCGCTTTGTTAACGATGCTTGGCAAGCAAATCTGACGGGTGTTCCCCAGTCTATGTTTAGCGGCTCTGGAGATGTCTTGCCGGGATATGGCCCCGGTTATCTAGGGGCAAGCGCAAGAGGCAGGCAGGTAGCTGAAGATATGTCTCTCAGGCTGGGAGAGGATATCTTGCCGTCTGAGGTACAGGAAACTGGCTGGTCATTTGCCAAGGCATTGTATGAGCAGATGACAGCAGAGCGGGCCGCTGGTAACATGGTGACCGCAACTGAGATAATTGAAAATAATTTACTGGACGCTGGTAGGATTTCAGACGTTCCAGATTTTGCGTCTCTGTTCACTATGGACCAGTATGGCGCACCACTTAGGGAGATAGGATATGGTTCACTCATTGACCGAGCCGCAAGGGCTTCTCAAGGCATCGGCGGCAGAGACATCAGCGCCGCAGGCGGACAGCAAGGTGCGCTCGACGTTGCCAGACGGCTCGACGATCTTTTCAGGCACAGACAGTTCGTATCTGCGACAGCACCTATCAGACCTAGATTTGTCTCTAGTGGGGCGACATCAGGCGGACGGCAAGTTGACGGGCCTTACCGAGTCTCAGGTAGTAGACCTGTTCCTCTAGAGTTTGGCGCGTCTGGTAAGGCGCAGTCACCTACACCAGAATTATCCTCTGCGGCTGGCGTTGAGATGCCAGTGCTGTATCAGCTAAACAAAAGCCCCAAAGATATATCCGCGTTTGTCCGTGTCATGAAAGAGGCGCAGGAAAGCCGTGGCGCTCTTGGTAGGTCGGTAGATATTTATGACCCCAAGGAGTACAAAGGCTACAAACTTTTCACTACCGAAGATGGATCAGCGGGCTTTGCAATATCCCCGTCTGGGGAGCTTTCATCTGCCGTATCTAGCAAGGCTTCAGGCATCAAAGGGTTTGCAGATTCAGTGATCGCCGCTGGCGTTGCTAATGGCGCTAGGTGGCTCAACGCATTTGATACCGTACTCCCGCAAAAATACTCTCGCTTTGGTTTTAAGCCTGTGGCGCGGATAAAGTTTGATGAAGGCTTTGCCAGATCGGAGTGGGGAGATGCGGCGGTTGATGAGTTTATGGCGGCTACCAAGGGCTACCAAAGCGGAAATCCAGACTTAGTGTTTATGGTTTATGACCCGACATTTACAGGCGTTGTAGGGAATAATGTTGGCGGGCGAATGGTCGATAGCTGGGATAAAGCGATGGCTAAAGTGGACAAGGAGCTAGAGCGGTTAAGCAAGAAGCGGTGATATAATACTGCGTTGGAGTTTGCATGAAGCCAAGCAAGGGAAAAGCGAAAGTAAAGCGCACCGCATCTGGCAAGAAAGTCAGCTACGGGCAGAAGGGCGCGAAGGTGAAACCCGGCACAAAAAAGGGCGACTCCTATTGCGCACGATCCGCTGGGCAGATGAAGAGCCACACTAAGGCGGCGAAAGACCCTAACTCACCGTTGCGGTTATCCCGTAAGCGGTGGAAGTGTTCAGGCACTAAGTCGAGGAGAAAGTAATGCCAAAGGTAGGCGGCAAGAAGTACCCATACACTAAGGCGGGCTACAAAGCCGCCGCCAAGGCAAAGGCTAAGGCCAAGAAGGGGAAGAAGCGTGGCAAGTAAAAAGGGTTTGTACGCGAACATCCACGCCAAGCGCAAGCGCATCAAGGCTGGCTCTGGCGAAAAGATGCGGAAGGCTGGGACGAAGGGCGCTCCCACTGCGAAGGCGTTTAAGCAGTCAGCTAAGACTGCAAAAAAGCGGAAGAAAAAGTAAATGGCACTGACGAATTACGCAGGGTTGAAGGGGGCTATCGCGGACTTTCTGAACCGCGATGACCTAACCGCGAGGATACCTGACTTCATTACGCTGGCAGAGGCGTCTATCAACCGTGAGATTCGCCACTACGAGATGGAGAACAGGGCAACGGCTGAACTCTCCGGGCAGTATCTGGATCGGCCTAATGATTGGATGGAGACGATCCGCTTTCACGTTACTGGGTCAGGCACTACCAACCTAAAGTTGCTCTCTGCGGCGGCTATGGCGGACAAGCGGCAGGGCGCTGAGGATACGACTGGTCACCCTAAGTATTACTGCCATGTCGAGCGGGCATTTGAGGTTTACCCGACTGCTGACGCTACTTATGAGGTGGAGCTTTACTACTACGAGAAAGTGCCTGCGTTGGCATCACTCCCGGCGGACTCCGACGGTGGCGAAGCGGCGGTAACGAACTGGTTGCTGACTGATCACCCAGATGTATACCTGTATGGCTCTCTAATGCACTCAGCGCCATACCTTGCTGAAGATGAGCGCGTTGGGGTGTGGGCGCAACTGTACTCCGCCGCAGTCAAGCGCGTTAACGAATCTGGCGAGGACGCCATTAACTCAGGTTCCGGACTTACTTTGAAGGTTAGAGGATTAGGATGAGCTTTTCAGACTACTTAGAAGACAAGGTGCTTGACCATGTATTTGGCGGCACTGCTTACACCGCACCGTCGACGCTATATGTCGGCGTGTTCACATCTGCGTCCAGTGATTCATCTGCTGGCACTGAGGTATCTGGCAACGGGTATGCCCGACAGTCGGTAGCGTTTACCGTCTCTGGCACATCGCCCACCACGGCGGCATCAAGCGCCGCTGTAGAGTTTCCAGAGGCTACAGGCTCTTGGGGTACTGTGAGCTATGCGGGGATATTTGATGCGTTATCTGGCGGCAATATGCTGGCTCACGCGCAACTGACAGACCCTGCTGACTTTACTACCGCACTGCCGAAGACGATTGGCACTGGCGACATTCTCCGCATCTCTGCGGGCAACCTAAAGGTAACGCTTGACTGATGGCTACTCTAGTCACAAGGGTAACAACGCAGACTGACGGGACAGCCGCCAAAGGTTCTGCGCTCACCCACGCCGAGGTAGACGCCAACTTTATCAACCTGAATGACGGTAAGGTTGAGGTATCAGGCGCTATTGTTTTTGCCGCCAAAGCCGCTGAGGCTCTTTCTAAGGGTGACGCGGTATATGTGTCGGGCGTGTCAGGTAATACGCCAGAGGTGTCAAAAGCTGACGCTGATGACGCGAGCAAGATGGCGGCGTTTGGCTTGGCGGAGGCTGATGCGAGCCTAAACGCGGCGGTTAACATTGTGACGTTTGGTACGCTGTATGAGCTAGACACATCGGCGTTTAGCGCAGGCGATACGGTATACGTTGACACCACTGCTGGAGGGCTGACCAACACCGCGCCTACTGGCGAATCGTCTCTCATCCAGAACATCGGCAAGGTTATCCGCTCTCATGCCGCGGCGGGGTCTATCAAAGTTGGTGGCGCAGGCCGTAGCAACGCCACGCCTAACCTAGACCAAGGCAATGTATTTATCGGCAACGCGAGTAACCAGTCTGTTGCTCGCGCCCTCACAACATCAGATATTGGCGGTATATCAAACTACGCAACCATTGATGACGCAACCGCACTAGCAATCGCACTGGGATAAGTTATGGCTAACACATTCAAAAATGCGGCTCTGTCGGATGTCAACAACGCCGCTTATGACACGCTCTATACGGCCCCTGCAAGCACGACTACGGTTGTCCTTGGTTTGGCTGTAGCTAACAAGACAACGCAGGCTGTAGACGTACAGGTGCAGTTCTCAGACTCCTCTGGTGGCACTACGCATCAGTTGCTAGAGAACGTCAGCATCCCCGGTCAGACAACGCTAGAAACCCTGTCAGGCCAGAAGTACATCTTGGAAACTGGTGATGCGCTCAAGGTTCAGTCTGGGACAGCATCGGCCCTTGATGTTGTTCTTGGTGTAATGGAGATCACCTAATGCCGTTTCTTGGTAAGACACCTGCACAGATTGTAGACCCAGAAGTAGACATTGATGGTGGCTCTATTGACGGGGCGACCATTGGTGCTACGTCTGCGTCTGCCGCCACGGTAACTACGTTTACGTCTACTGGCATTGACGACAATGCTACGTCCACGGCTATTACGATTGATGCGTCAGAGAACGTGGGGATTGGTACGATAGTTCCTGATAGACAACTACAAGTAGAAAGCGCCACAGCCGCCACATTCGCTTTGGCGACAACAAAAAACTCCAATTCTGGAGACGCTGAATATAGTTTTGGTGAGTTTGACTTTTTAACAGATGATTCTGTGGGGGGGATAAACACTCCAGTAACCGCCGCAAGAATTGCCGCACGAGCAAAAACAAACTCCTCTGTGCCGGGAGGCGAGTTAGCGTTTTATACAAATATATCTGGAGCGAGTCAGACTCAAACGCCGATTGAGCGTATGCGCATCCTGTCATCAGGAGGCATCACCTTCAATGGCGACACAGCCGCCGCCAACGCGCTAGACGATTACGAGGAAGGCACATGGACGCCGCAGGTTACTGTAACAGAAGGCCCAGCCGAAGGAGCCAGCCCAAGTTACTCTGGAACATATACAAAAATAGGAAACAGGGTTTATGCGACTGCAACCATCAATTTAGGTAACTCTAGTGATGTGTTCGCTGTGGATGACCGCCTTTCTTGCGGTGGACTGCCGTTCACATCTCAGCGGTCAACTATTTCTGGTGTTGGGACGGGATGGGCATACTCAGTTTTTAGTAGCGGGCAAAATTGCTTTTGGCACGTTGGTATAGGAACAGGCGCGGCATGGTGGGCGTATTGCACTCATCTTGACGGCGCAGTTTCGGGAAACAAAGTAATAGAGATAGAGTTTAGCTATCCAACGGGTCAGTAAATATGCGCTAGGTAGAGCCTAGCGTGGACAGTCCATAGCCAAAGGAGATAAACATGGCGCTTACAGAAGCAGTAGAAATTGACAAGGTAGAAATCGTAGGCGCGTACAAGGCAGTGCAAGTGCGCACAGCCACGGTCATCTACAAAGACGGCGAGGAAATCTCACGCTCTTTCCATCGGCACGTTGTATCTGCTGGCGATAACTACAGCAATGAAGACCCTGAAGTGCAGGCCATTTGCGCCGCAGTTCATACGGACGCAGTTGTAGCCGCAAAGCAGGTCGCAGACGCTTCCAGTATTCCACAGGAGTAAGCCATGCCGTTCATCGGTAAACAGCCAGAAGTAGGTGCGTATCAGCTAATCGACAGCATCACTACGTCAGCTACCGCTACTTATGCGCTGACGGTGGACGGATCAGCGTACTTCCCTGCATCTGCTAGAAACCTCATTGTGTCTCTCAACGGTGTCACTCAGGCTCCTGAGTCTGCCTATACCGTGTCTGGATCAAACATCGTCTTTGACTCCGCGCTGACCGCTAGTGATGTGATTGATTACATCTTGGTGATCGGTGATGCGGTAGACATTGGCACACCATCAGACGGGACGGTAGGTAACGCACAGCTTAAATCTGATCTGGATTTTTCTGGCAAGACCCTGACTTTCTCTAACGATCAGATCAGCGGCGATGCGATTGATGGTGGTACAGCTACGCTTGATGGCCTCACCGTAGACACCAACACGCTGTACGTTGACTCTACGAATAATCGAGTGGGGATTGGCGCGAGTTCTCCCGATTCTAAACTCGACGTTCGCGGAACAATTCTTGGAGGAGCAAGCTCCCCTAGCACTGGACAGATAGCTTTTGGGGTCCATTACGGCGGCTCAGATAATATCGCTAACACCTTTGGAACCATGAAATCTTCTGCGGCAACCTGTATTGGCTGGGGTGTTTACGGATCGCCATCGGTAACCGAGGGATTTGTTTCGTCGGTAGATGCAAGCCTAAATTTCAGACGCGGGGCTTTGCTGGTAGATCAAGATGAATTGAGGTTTTTAAACGCTGGTCAGCAGACGTTAGCGAGAGATGCGGCTGTCACCATGACGGAGCGTTTTAAGGTTGATGCCAGCGGCAACTTGCTGGTTGGTAGGACATCTGGAGTAGGAAGTGAGCGTCTGGCTGTACAAGGCGCGGCTCTTGTTGGTACGTTTTATTCGGCAAATAGCACAGCAAACGGCACTCTCATGTCTTATTACTCAGAT